GGATTTATTCCCGTGCAGAGTGTTAGGTAGTTGCTACGATTTTATTAGTTTTATTAGAGTTGTAGATCAACTCTTCTAAGAATGATAGAACATTAGCGATTTAGCATAGATTTCCTGTCACGTTGATCATGAGGAGTTGTTATAACTCCCTATGGTATCGTGGCGCTATGCGCCTTTCGTCGAATGTTTTTATACAGAGTTGCGACTCTGTATGGAAATTTTAATTTTTATCTAGGTATATTCCATGTGTTAGACCAGCATGGTACGGACCATTTTTAAAAATTGGATTGTGGAATTTGTCCGTTCCACTTATTGTCCTTTTTTGGCAATTTTATTGCCGTAATGACGGAGATGATGTGGTTACCATTTCCTGAGACATTCAAAATTCTTTATTTTTGAATTTTTATGTAATATTTTTTGATTATTATACTATAATAAGAACACTGACTGTAGTACTTTTGAGTCGGCAAAAGTCCAGTTTCCTACAAGCCCTATAGTGAGGCAAGGGTCCATTAGTATTTACAGTTGTAGACACTGTTATTAGTATAATAATATTGCTTTGATTAAGTTTCGTAAATCTTGGTTCGATGTAGTGCCAGCTGCATTGAGGTGTAGATAACCTATCCAATACCAAGTAAAGTAATATTTTAGATGTCTGGCCAGCATCTATTCCTTATGACAAGACAAGGAATCTTCATTTGAATTAGAAGATAAAATGATTGAAAATGTCACAAACCAGCACTCAACCCCCCCCCCCCAAACATGCAGAAGTTCTTTAAGAGTAGAAGTATGGATGAAATCTACAAAGAGTGCCAGAAGTTGGGAATTAGCCATTCCGCAATTTCACAATATGTCAGTAAATTGACCACAATTTTCGGAAGTAATAGACTTCCCGTATCCATGCGTGAATACATGTTAGATAATGTATTAGAATATGTTCACGAGTTTGTGCTTTTAGCCTCACTTTTCGAGAGTACAAGAAAGAGCGTTGATACTACACAATTATGTGCTAGTTTGTACTTGTACATTGGCCCAAAGTGTAGTGCAACCAATTTTTCGCATATTAAAACATTTTGCGAGAAATATTATATTATGGACAACCAGAGTGGTGTAACTTTGGTTGATCTATTGAAAACAGCCCATACGAATTGGAAACTCATAACAGAGAGTAAGAGTTTGAAGAAAATTTCCAGTTTGTTGGGTATTTGTGCAATTTCCACATTTGCTGGACGTAAGGAGTTGCACATGAATAGTTCTGCTATCCGTAGATATACCGATTCGTTATTTGTCACACACATGACATCTATTGATTGGGTTTCTGCAATTTTTGATACTGTCATTCATTTTGTCGAGAAAGGTTATGCCTTACTCACCACTGGTGATTGGCGTAGTTTCTTTGTGGATAATTCCGAATTCAATCAATTTGATACTGATTTTTTCGAAATTTCCCGATTATCAGAATTAGCAGAATGTGGTTATCTAGAAGATGAAGGTCTTACAGATGACGATTATGCAGAGAAGTTAGATAAGTTACTAGTGCGCGCTAAAGAGTACCACAGCAAGGTACCTAACTCCTTTGAGAAAAAGATTTATTATGAGCGTGTATTAGCCTTACAACGTATGATCTCTGCTTTTGAGAGCAAAAGAAGTCATGGCGGACTTCGTGAAGCTCCTTTGGGCATTGCCTTAACAGGCCCGTCCAGTGTCGGCAAGAGTACCGTCACAAATTATTTGATGGCATCAATATTGTCAGTTCATAAATTAGGTGGTATGGAGAAAGTTATCACTTTAAATGAACAAGACAAATTTGATTCCAACATGAAATCGAACATAGTTGGCGTTATTCTTGACGATGTGTCAAATACGAAACCCGATTTTGTTCAGAAAGCTCCAACAGACCGTATTATTAGTTACGTTAACAATATTGTCATGACTGCAGTAATGCCAGAGGCAGATATGAAAGGTAAAGTTCAAATCAGGCCTAAGGTTGTTATTGCTACCAGTAATGTAACTGACTTAGGTGCACGCACTTACTCTATGGAACCCGTGTCGGTTGTACGTAGATTTAACATTATAGTACGTGTTTATGTTAAGGAACAATATAGGATGGCGGGATCCGATATGTTGGATGTTACAAAAATTCCCTCCGATGATATTCCTATACTTGATTTATGGGATTTCGATGTTGAATATTGTGTTGGTGTCAGGGACCAGACTCCTGGCTCTATACGCCCAGATAAACCAGACTATAGGCTTCATGAGTTTGAAGGAAGGCCTCTTAAATCTGTTGATATTCATACATTAATTGCCTTCTGTGTGTCTTATTTTGGTGAACACACAGGTAGACAACGCCACCTAGTTAAGACATCAAACAATTTGTACACTACTATTGATAACGTTTTGTGTAAGCAGTGTTATAGAGCCACTTGTACTTGCATGGACAAGCAAGCAGGTTTTCAAGATGTTGTAGATAGATTACAAGATATGTCGAATTATGGTGTAGATAAACTGCACACGATCTATGGACACATGAGACTACTAAGGAAAATATACAATATATACAAATTGGGACCTCAGGCGTGTTACAATGTAAAGTATGTCCTATTTGTAGATTGTTTTCTGTTTCTACTTATGTGGTTCGCAGATCTGAATTTTTATATAGCCATGTATGGTGTTACCTATTTATTGTGGTGTAACATTGATCTTGTATGTAGCGAATATGAGAACTTACTTCGTTGTGCTTCAGCTAATAGGTATTTATCCAGTGAACTTGTTACCAACTTTTATAGGTACTGGCAAAATATGCTCATTTCTTCTTTTTCACTATATGTTGTATATAAAGCATGTATCGCATGTAGAGAAGTCAAATATTCCCCACAAGGGAATTTGTCACCAATGAATGAACAAGATATTAGAGAGCGTGACACAGAAGGCAATGTGTGGGCAAAACCACGTGTTGATTCTGTATTAGTTTCACCTCAGTCTCAAACGATTACCGAAGAACAATTTTACAGTCTGATAGCTTCTAATATGTATTTTGTCAATACCAGTGGCGCCTCAAATTTTACAGTGTGCTTTGTTAAATCTAATTTTGCACTTGTACCAGCACACATGTTATTTGATGAAGGTGTGAAGTCTGAGTATATAGTAAAGATGTACAGAAATGCAAACTTTGATGAAAATGCAACAGTGTATAATGCACGGATTTCCAGAGCCATGAGTGTGCAAATACATGGTAAAGATTTGGCATTGTGTTATATTCCAAATGTTCCACCCGCAAAAGACATAACAAAGTATTTTGGTATCGAGAAGATTGAAGCTCTTGATACACGTTTTTTGCGGAAAGATTCTAATGCTGAGATTGACATTACACCATGTATGACAAAAAATATTGCACTTGATGGGTATTATTATGATTTAGAATTTAATACATATTCCGGACTGTGCGGTAATCTACTTATTAGTTGTGGTAAACGGAAAGTTATAATGGGAGTCCATACTAAAGGACGTACAAATTACAAGAATGGCTTTGCTACTTGTTTACTTCAGAACGAAATTCGAGTAGCATTAGATATACTTAATAGTTATCCTGGAATAGTCGTCAGTAGCTCTGAATCGAGTATTAAGGAGGAGCTGTATGATAAACAAGTAATTGTGTCAAAGGATATACACCCAAAGAGTCCAGTTAACTTTATGCCATTGCACAGTGCTGTTAGCATTTATGGACAGTGTAATGGTAGATCTACTGCTCGTAGTAGAGTGTGTACTTCTATTATTTCTGATAGTGTTACGGAACACACCAGTGTACCTAATAAGTATGGCCCTCCTCACTTTAGAGGCGCAGATGATCGACAGCCATGGAAACCTTGGCAAGCGTCACTGGAGTATATTAGTAAACCTACTATTGGAGTTGCTGGTCATCTTCTGAGTGTTGCTGTTGTCGATTACATTGCTCCATTGAAACCACTTATTCGCAAGGCAATTTGGCAAAATGATATCAGACCTTTGAGTGATGTTGAGAATGTGAGTGGTATTGATGGTAAGAAATTTGTCAATGCAATGAATTCACAAAGCTCAGTTGGTTTTCCATTGAATGGGCCTAAGTCCCAGTATATGATGGAACTTGATTCAGAAGAATATCCTGAACATGCTTGTCCACGTATGCTAGATGAGAAATTTATGGAAGAATTTCGCATAATGGAGGCCAATGCTGCAATGGAAGAAAGGTCTTATCCAGTTTTTAAAGCGTGTTTGAAGGATGAACCCACCTTGAAAGACAAAGATAAAGTCCGAGTATTTCAGGCTGCTAGTATTGCACATCAACTTGTTTTAAGGAAATACTTTTTACCCGTAGCACGGTTTTTAAGTATGAATCCTTTATTGAGTGAATGCGCTGTTGGTGTCAATTCAATTTCACCAGAATGGGAACAGTTAAACAACCATATTGTTAAGTATGGTAAGAATAACATTTTAGCAGGTGACTATAGCAAGTATGATTTGACTATGTCGCCGCAACTTGTTATCGCTGCTTTTGACATTATGATTGAATTAGCTAGTAATTGCACTGGGTATACACTGGAAGATATAACTGTGATGAAGAACTTAGTGAGTGATGTAGCATATCCTCTCGTCGCGTACAATGGTGATCTGTTACAGTTTGTCGGTACAAACCCATCTGGCCAGACATTAACAGTTTATGTTAATTCTATTGTCAATGCTTTGCTTTTCAGATGTGGTTTTTATCATATTATAGGGGATTTTAATGTTCCATTCCGAGATGCTTGTGCTCTAATGACATATGGAGATGATGCGAAGAGTTCAGTTAGAACGCGTTTTCGTAGATTCAACCACATTGCTTTTGCGAATTATCTCGGTGAAAATGGAATGAAGTTTACTATGCCCGATAAGACGTCAAAGCCAACACGTTTCATGTCAAGTGAACAGGCGGATTTCCTTAAACGGAAGACCTACTATCACCGTGATTTACGAGTTCATATTGGCGTTTTGGACGAAGAGTCCATTTTTAAGTCTTTGCATTGTCATTTGCGCTCCCCACACCTATCATTGAGAGAACAGGCAGCTGTTAATATTGATGGTGCCATTTTGGAATGGTTTTATCATGGTAGGAGTATTTTTGAAATGCGCCAAAGGCAAATGCAGAGAATTGCAAAGGATTGTGACGTTTCGCATATGTGTTGCAATCTTGACAAACCTTATGAAGATTTTATATCTGATTGGTTTGAAAAATATGCAAAAGAGATCGTGATGAATGATCTTTCAGATGATTAATTCCTGTAAAATAAGATTCATTAGTACATGTATGGATTACCAATTGTATTGTTAGTTTTGTACATCCTTTTTATATGGTTAGGCTTCATGTATTTTATTATATATTTTTATATTTGTTTTATTTAAAACAGCCTTGATAGGGCAACAATTGTACACGTTGATGTAGTATTGAGTAGCACTGCATTATTTACGTATTATTTACTTACTAGTTTACAAAATATTGACGAATCACGTATCCAGGAGCACGAGCCTGTTGAACAACTCGTGCATTTTGCTGATGGGAACCCAGCATATGATTATACGGTTCCCTCTAACCCCGATGACACTTTTGATAATGCGGGGACGATGGGCACGGCATTAGAAGATTTCTTTTGTCGGCCTGTTAAGATTCATGAATTTGAATGGAGTTCTACAATAACAGCATTCTCTACTTTTAATCCGTGGACTGAATTTTTCACTAATCCGAGGGTTTCAAACAGGATTTCAAATTATTCGCTGTTGCGTTGTAAATTGAACCTTAAATTTTTGATTAATGGTACACCATTTCAATTTGGTAGATTAATGGCTGATTACATTCCACTTCGAGGTACAACTGGACCTCCGGATCAACTTACAGTTGATAGAGCGTTCGTTACTCAAGACTCTATTGCAGCTTCCCAGAGACCACATGTCTTTTTGGATCCAACTACCTGTTCGGGTGGAACTATGGAATTACCATTTTTCTGGTTTAAGGATTATCTTAATATTGTAGATGGAGATTGGAATGAAATGGGTGAAATTAATATCCGTGAATTGAATCCCTTGCGTTCTGTTCATTCTTCTACCCTGAATGATACTGTACGTATCACTGTGCTAGCATGGGCATGTGATGTTGAACTTGCGATGCCAACATCGTCTAATGCTAGTGGATTGACTGCACAATCTGAGCCTGAATATGAATATCAGGCAAAAGGCAAAAAATCAAAGGGTAAGGGCGATGAGTACCCGAAAAGTGGAGTAATTTCTGGACCTGCTACTGCAGTCCAGAATGTTGCATCTGCTTTGACAAAAGTTCCTTTTTTGGCACCATACGCACGTGCCTCAGAAGTTGCTGCTGGTGCAGTGGCTAATATTGCTAGGATGTTTGGTTATTCTCGTCCAGTGCAACAAACTGAAGGCATTTCTGAATATAGACCTGGTCTGACTGGAAGTATGGCTTTGACTAATATTCCAGACAATGTCAATAAGCTGGCACTCGATGTAAAACAAGAGACAACTGTTGATTCTCGTACTGTGGGTTTAGACGGAACTGACGAGATGAATATTAAATCTATTGTTAGTCGTGAGTCTTACCTAACCAAGTTTACTTGGACAGAAAATGATTATACAAATTCCGGCGATTTACCAGATAATTTGTTATTTAGCATAGCTGTTTCACCTATCCTTTTTGATATTGAATCAGCAGCTGCTCCGGTGAATAGTTGGTTGCATTTTACACCTTCTGGGTATGTTGGAAATCTTTTCGAATCGTGGCATGGTAGTATGCGTTTTAGATTCCAAATTGTGGCCTCTAAATTCCATCGAGGTCGTTTGCGGTTTGTGTATGAACCTACTGCAGCACCTCCAGGCCAAGTGTTTGACGAGTACAATGTTAATTATACTCGCATAGTAGATATTTCGGAAGAGCGAGATGTTGTGATTAACGTTGGTCATGGACAGGATAAGTATTGGTTGAAAGCAGCATATCCGTCGTTTTTACCATTTAGTACGACTGCAGCAAGTTTTCCTATTTATCCTGCAGATGGTTTAAATGGCACACTTAGTGTTTATGTTGTCAATGATTTGGAATCGCCAGATCCGTCACTGGAATCACTACAAGATGTTGAAATTAATGTTTTCACCGCTTGTGGTGATGATTTTGAATTTATGAATCCTTCCGGTGAATTTCTTCACAATATGACATTCTTCGAGCCACAGAGTCGGCCTGAGAGAATAGATCCGGTAATGGCGAGGAGAACTCCGTTTTTTACACAACCGGATAAAGCTCTACGCACATTTATATATGATGCAAAAATGAGACATTTATTGAAAGATCCGCTTACACGCCCAACTACGTTCGCAGAATTGGAATCTGCTGCTACACAGTGTAAAGCTGAAATAGGTAGACTTGAAAGGGCTGATTTGATGAATGAATGTGTGTATTGGGCTACTATACAGAGGATGGTAAAACAATCAGAGCCAGAGACAGAAGGAGAAACTTCTGATCAAGTGGATAATGATGGTAATATGCCTGTAAATCCAAATGGCACAGATTTGGTACCTGTTTTAGTAAAGCCCGAATATTCTATGGTAATACCTGGCGAGACTGTTAAATCTCTGCGTTCTTTAATCAAGCGTTACGATTATCATAGATCAGAATCTGGTGAAGACTTCCTTTCAGGGAGATGGATCCGGATTTATAGTAACAATTTTCCCCATTTGCGTGGTAGCGCACCTAGTGCCATTTCGTTAAGTAATTCGCCAGTGTACAACTGGAATTTCTGTAACATGACTCTTTTGAATTATGTCATGTCAGCATATGCGGGATGGCGTGGTGGTGTCCGATGGAAAGTAATTCCTTCAGCCTACGCGGCCAATGAGACAAAAAAGAGGTTAACTGTACACCGTGTTCCTCTGCGTAGTACATATGACGTTGATGATATTGTTGCAACCACTGTAAATTCGTACACCAATGATCAAATTACATATGCCAGAAGAAATTGGCTTGCAGGTAATCCGCTTTTAGCTCCTGCTTCAACATACAATACATCCTCTGGTGTCTCAGGTGTTACTGTTACACACAGTGATGTTAACCCAAGTATGGAGTATGAAATGCCATATTATAAGAGATATAAGTTTGTTCCTAAGCGGTCAAATTATACCTCTGACGCAGTGTATACTGAATTTCACCAAATTCTAATTGAGGATGGTGCGGGTGTTACTGGTGATTCCAGTTACGAGTTTTGGTGTGCGGCAGGTGACGACATGTCTGGTTTTTTCTTTACTGGCATGCCGAGAATCGCCTTTGTCGAGGATCCTTCCCCGATCTAGGGAGGAAAAGTTTTTCCAAATTTTACTTATAAAATTTGGGTTGTTAGCCCTACGGTGACTGTAGGGGGGGCACTTATGTGTCCTTGGACGAGATATTATATATATCTTGCGTTTAGAAGATTTAAACTGAAAGTTTTTTAAGCACTGAGCAAGGTATACGTATCTCGTTCAGTACGGAATTTTTATTTCAGGAGACTCATGTCCCATTTTTGAGTCACAATTTTCTAAGCGGAGTCCAACATTCGTTAAAACTATGAATAGTCAGTTTATATTCATGGTGTTGGTCACTTATGC